CTCTTCACTATAACCCATAGCAATCAAGTCTGATTTTGTCACATAGTCATCATGACCGATAAGCTCCGCATCATCTTCGCAGGTAGCGCCTTTAGTGATTACAAACCGCTCGGGATCAACATAGCGCACAAAGTATTTGCCGCGCGTTTTCGTGATCTTTGCCCGTACGTACTTCAATCCGTCTTTTTCTTTTCGCTTCAACTCTTTAAAATCAACATCGGCACAGGGGTTTTCTTCTATCTGGAAAGACGATTTTATGATCTCGAATTCTTCTTCACTCAACCCTTCCCACTCGCGGTGTGAAACTGCCTCTTCCTCTTCGTAACCGTAATTAACTGCTGAATAGCGGTATATCTCAGCGCCTTTGATCCATGACAGTTGAGTTCGGTATGAGTCGGGCTGCTTGCGTATCAAAAAGTTGATATATTCAGTCTTTTCCTTCGCTTCTGCTTTCTCACGCTCAGTATTACCCTTTGTGAACTTCATTATGTTGTTATGACCAAGAAATGTCCGAACATGTGAGGGCATATCGGATTCAATCACGTCATAAACATCACTCGATTTAACTTTTGACTGCCCCTTGACTTCGTTGCCCATCGGCTTTAAGGCGTAGTAATCAAATGCCTTTTTATGTATAGCGTTCAATGAATCACTAGCATGAATCGAATTCGACTCCGCTTGATCCAGGTATGTTTGCAATTCATCGTGATTCATTGGCATTAGATGAAACCTCTATCATCATATTCTAGTTCGCCCCAGTCATCTTGTGGGGCTGGGCATATCATCGTCATCATTATAGCATCCGCCATATTGGGGCTGGCAATGCCCTCTTTTTTCATGTCTTGTTTGTTCATAATCTGAATAAGCCCGTTAGCGTTGGGCTTCGTAGGGATTCTACATAACTCTGATCTTAGCCGATCTATATCAGAAATGCCATCGGTGTCAAGGCTTATCATTTCGTCGGGGTCGATGTACTCGCCTTTTGTTACTGCCCTGTACGTGTTGAAAAAGCGTGTTGCCAAGTCGTTATAATACCGCGCTCGATTGTTCTTGAATGTCTCTGCATAAGTTTTTTCCTGGTAGACCTTCTCGCCGTCGTCTTGACCGATACCACTTAGAGAACCCCTAAATCCACGCACCTCGCACTTTTTGCCATTGAACGCAACATCGACTTGACGCTTGAGACCTGTGCCCATACCATCCAAATCCCAGGTAAAAAGATCCGCGCCTAGCTTTATAGCTTCACCGGTTGCCCAGTCGCAACCTTCGTCAATCTCTCCTGAATCCCTACAATTAACCGCCTTAATAATAGAACCATGGCGACAAGCAAAGCCATGGGCATCGCCACCATCGTCGCAAGGATCGTAAGCACACACAATAGCGCCATTAGGCTTAATCGCTGGAAGTTTCTTATGAGCGTCGATAGCGCTATCGAACCATTCTGCTTTAATAATTGAGTCCTCAACTTCGTCATTAAAATCCCCCTCCCAAATCCAGCGATACTTTGCGCGGCTTAGGTTTTCATAGTCCCACTTTCTGAGCGCTTCCTGTTCTTCGTTCCACCAAGGATTGTCACGCCAGTTACATTTAATAATCAGGTGTAAATCATCAACATAAATGCCATCGCGGTCTAATTGTTTTTTATACGGATTGATAAAACGCTGGCTAAACGGATCTGCGCTCGATTGAGGGTTAGCTGTGAAAATACACTTAGCGCCAGGGTTACGTATAATTGTGGGCAGGAGTTTGTCCAGTGAGTTCTGACTTGCTCGGTGGGCTTCTTCGAACCATGAATACTTGTAACCTTGCGCCGATTGCATGGAATCAGGGTTACGGTTTGCGCCCTTGTAATTGGTTCTAGCGCCGCCAGGCGCTATGATCTTATTCTCTTGAACATCCCATCCTTCGAGTTTTAAGCGCTCTTGGATTGAGTCTTTAAATACTCGGTGTACTGAGTCAGCAACACTATCTTGGAATTCCCGCAAGCAGTAAACGTCGGCGTTTTCTGTGTCCATCTTGATTGTGAGAATGTCACCAACTCCGATGGATTTACCGCTACCACGGCCTCCTACAATAACAACAATCTGCTGCTTAGCAGTAAAAACCGGCGCTAGCTTTTTATTTATCTTTACTTGAGGCATTGATTAAAGGGTTATCGTCGGCGTTAACAAATTCTATCGTGTATTTGTTGTCAGTTTTCACCGCCCCACCGTCCGGACCTGCTAGCGTTTGATCCTGTTTGTCGTGGTAGCCGTGTTTGCCTAAAAGCAGCTTAACTAAGTTAGCGTTATAGTCGCCAACCATGCCGCGATTCCAAGCTACAATCTCCTGCTCTTGGTTGATTTTATCTAATATGTGCGAAAACTGTTTATCTTCATGCCTTGCCCAATCATAAATTGACCGCCTAGGCCGATCAATATACGAACATAAACCAACTACGGACGGGAAAACGTGGCCCGCCTCCTGCCATTTCCCATCAGCATATTCCCACGCCTTTTTTTCTAGCGCCTTACTCCATGTTGTCGGTCTGCCTGCTGGCATTAGATCACCACCGTTAGTACGTTTTTAATAACAGAAAAAATCACAGACATAAGTTTTATACTCCTATACCATCATTGTAAACTAAACGCAAGACAAAAAAAAGCCGGAGATTCAGATAACCGGCTATAGGAAAGTACAACAACAATGGAGGATATTCAGATAGTATGGAACACCTCACGTAGCACGTCAATTTTTTTCATAAATTCTTTTAGCGTGCCGTTATTCTGTACAACGATGTCGCACATATCCGGCGTCACAGTCATGCCCTGTTCCAGCGGTAGCCGCTCGCTAGCGTCCACGAATACGCTAACATCGAACACTCCCGCCGCTTTCATCGCATTAAACTCGCATTGATCACGGCAACCCGCGTAAATGTTGCAGTACCCGAACACCAGCCTACCGAACCGCGCTTTATCCTTATGATTGAACTCTGCAATGGTTCGTTGCCACCTGGCGCGTTGGTTGCGTCGATCCTCGTGACACTCCCTCATAGTGTCGTACTCCATAAGACCCCATGAGGGCCATACAATCGACTCCATGGCGATTTTTGTAGAGTCGGTATAGGGTAGCCCTAGGTGTCGGGCTAACGTCGTTTTACCGTGGCCACCGTGGCCGCATATTAGTATTTTCATAAATCACCTCGCAAAACCCTATAAACTAAAACAAAGAAGATTAATACTAACCAATCGCCCATCATCATTCGAACACCCCCTTAACCATCGGTAAAAGACCTCGCTCACGCGCCTGCTGGTACTGAGTCTGTCGATCTTCTCGGAATTCTGCGTAAGTAGCGCACTCACGCGCCATATTAAAGATATGCTCAACGCGTCTTTGTTCGCGCTGAATTTTTGTTTCTTCTGGTGCCGGTACTTCAGTGGGCGGCTCATGAGACAGAATCCAAATCCTGTTCTGCTCATCGATGAACTGTGGTTTCTTGCCGTTCAACCTGCAATTAAGATTTTGCTTAGATAATCCGAGCAAGCGCCCTGCTTGCTCGTAGGTATGTTCTGCTAGAAGTGTATCTAGCGGTTTAAGTTTAAGGTTCATTGTTGTCTCCAGTGTTACGCCCCACCGTTGCGATAGGGTTTTAGTTGTTATGCGTGCTCGCCTTCTTTAAAGGCTGAATCGGTAATTTGTTTGAGGAGTTCAGCGTAGCGGCCTAGTTCGCCAACATCCGCCCAGTTGATTTCGTCGGGGTGAGCGTTGAAGTGATTGTCACTAAGCGCCTGCAATCTTTTTAAAGCGTTATCAATTTCAACTTTACGACCCATAAATTCTTTGAATGCTTTATCGTTGTTCATCGTTGCTATCCTCGTTGTTGTGTTGCGCCCCGTCGTAACGGGGCTGATTGTTATTCGCTAAGAATTTTTTCTGTGATTTCTTTTCTCAAAGCCCTAATCGCTTTCTTATCTTCAACTGTTTTTAAGCGATCCGAGCATCCGATTTCTTTTTCCAGTTCATCAATATGCTGATCAATCGCGTGCCATACGGCCATTTTGCTTAGTGGGGCCTGCATTAATGCGGCGTGCTCTTTTGCTGTTTTTGCAATTACTTCTAAGTTAATAGCCATCTTTATCATCCTCGTTGCTTCGTTGTTGTGTTTCGATGATTAGAATTATAATGATTTATCTTTTCTTGTAAAGCTTTTCGTTTATAAAATACAAGAATATTAAAAATATTTTTTTAAAATACAGGATGCAGCCCGCGCCATTCCTAAAAATACAAAAATATGGCCCTATAAGAGATATTATTAATATCTTTTTATATATATCTCTCTTAGGGGTCTCTTGATCACTTTTTGATCTATAGGTATTTCTATATTTGTTTATTTTTATATTTGTAATTTAATTTTTCTGTATTTTTGTATTTTAAAACAAAAAACGATACATGCCGCGCCGTACGTGGCCTGCAAAAAAACGCGTTTTCATATTTTAAAACTCATATTCATATTTTAAACCAGCGGATAGTTTCCCCGCGCTTACTTTTTACACTATCCCCCTGGATTAACCCTTGGTTTTGTAAGTGTTCTAACGCTTTTTTGATCTCTGGCTCCTTGAATTTTTTGTTGCGGCACCTGTTTACAATTACACCAGTGGTTAACTGTGCGCCCTCTTTTTTGTCGAGTTGGTCAAGTATTCGGCGGCAAAGCGCTTCATCGTTCTCCTCTATTTCCTCAGCAATGTTCGCAGCTGCAAGGTTCATCTTCTCTTTGATATCACGATCAACCAGCGCATAGGCCCATTTAACATGTTCAATTGTGCGTAAACCCTCAGCCACTGCGAGCACAAACGATACTTTGAGAGTTAATTCAAAAGCTCGGGTATAGATGGATTCCAGGCCCACGCTTTTAGCGTTTTTAGCTTGTTTATGAAAAGTGCGCTTAACTCCCTGGAGCAATTTCTTGGCGCTGTCTGCCGTGGGTATCTGTTTCCGTGGCGCTAGGTTCTCTAGTCGTTTATCGTCGCTCGTACCGCTCGCAGCGAGGCCCATTAGTATCATTTTCAAATCGTCGGGAAGCTCGGTGGCACCCGTAAACGACTCGTCGTAATCCGGAACGGTTTCCTTTTCACGAAAAATCAGCGACCGGGTAAAAAAACCCTGCTTTACATTGTGGCCACTGACCAAGTGGTTGAAAGTCTCGGGGGTGGTGTAGCCTGTAATCGAAACAAACGGGTACATGATTCCATTGTTGTGTTTAAGCGATTCACGGACGCGCCCGAGTGACTCGATAACCTCCTGGCTCCCGCCTTCGTTTTCGTCGATAAGTTTTTGTTGGCCTGCTATCTCTGAGTTGAGTTTTTTAAGCGCCTCTTCTATAACTTCTTGCTCAACGCCAAAACGCCCGTCGCTGGCGCTAAACGCGCTCATGAGGTTTTTAGTGATCCCTTGCATATAGTCCGCGCTGTTTTTGCCCGTGACTTTCGTAAGCTCCAGACCGATTTCATCAATCAGATAGATCACGAGCTGATTGCGTAGCATTGAGCGCACAATCGCCTGCTCACTCTTAAAGTTACCGCCTGCAGTTGCCCGTATATACCCGATGGAAGTCATGGCCTTAGCGACGCTGTTCATCATTTCCTGTTTTCCAGCTCCTGATCCTGCAACGCAAAAACAAAATAGATTGCCGTAGACCGGCCTTAAATCATCGCTAGTATATGTAAGGCTGGCGGCATTACTCACGATAGCTAAAGCACTGGCGCAAGCTAGCGAATCGGTGCGCTTGTCTGAGTTGCTACGCACCCACTCCGCTACTCGACCCACGAAACCTGGGGGCCGGTTCAGGTCTATTTCGCTGCAATCACTAAGCATGCTTTCATCTTTAGGTATCACGGCTTCAAACGTGACCGGCAGCCTGTACCCAGCCTGCTCCGCGTAGTACACAAGCGTGCCGAGCGTTGCGGGGTTCGCGCTTTTTCCGAACGAATGCCAATGGCGCTCTAGTTTGTCGGGGCCGGGATATTTTGACCCCTTGGCGCTCCAATCGAGCCACTGACTAAACCCTGTGCCGCCTGAGGCGTGGTGTACTGACATGCCGATTTTAACCCAAGTATCATAATCGCAGTCTGGATCTAGGTAGTTGAGCATTTCTGCAATTTCTGAGTCTGAAACATCGACCGGAGATCCATTAACAGTGGCTCGGTGACTCTCTTTTTTTCTGAGCAAGTCAATCAGTAGCGCAGGAGGATCGGAAACGTCGCTAGGCGCGCCTTTTTCGATTTCATAAGTGTTGCCGCTAACATGGAGCGAATCCGCCCCTACGACGAAACCTGAACTTTTGAAGTCAATGCCTGGGTAACCGTTTAGCTTAGACACAAGCGCGTCACCGTTTGGGCGGGTGTAGTAGATGTGCCAGCCGCCGCCGCCGGTATAGACCACGAACCCCGATTCTGCTTTGAAGTCGAGTCCGGTGTCTTTACATAGCTTTTCGTATGATTCAGCGCCGCCGTTCCTGGGGTCGATATCAATCACGAGCCATTTATCAAGGAGCACGCCGAAACCTGTATCAAAATCGCCCTTCATTTCCATGCAATCTAATTGCTCCTGTGACCAATCAGGAGTGCATTGCCAGCGCCTTATTTTTGGGTGTTTATACAGCGCATTACAATCAGGGTTTTCGCACGTACAAAGGCCGTTTTTTACAGTGTGCAAGCCGAAAATTTTAAAACCGGCCTCTAAGTAATCTTGATAGGTATCAATCATTTATTATTCTCCAGGTATTTACTAAGTTTTTCCGCCGTCGCCGCGTTTGGCGTGCTGTTTGTTTTTGTGATGCGCCAGAGCGTTTGATAGCTCACGCCGGTTCGCTCTGATATTACTGTTAAGTTTCTATCTTCTAATCGTTTTCGTATCTCTTTTAATGTGAGCATGATTAACATTCCTGAAAATATTTTCTCGTTTGTGTTGACAATAATAACAAAACCCCGCTATATTTCAAACCGCGTAGAGAAAAAAGAGAAAACAAAGGAGACAGAAATGTCATTATTAAGCTCTATCTCAAAGCCCGCAGACCGGGCACCTGTCGTCACCATCTGCGGTGATAGCGGGACGGGTAAAACAACGCTCGCCGCGACCTTTCCGAAAGCCATAGTTATTCGTGCGGAAGATGGCTTGCAAGCTATTCCAATGGATATGCGCCCCGATGCTTTTCCAGTGGTGCGAACTGTCGATAATTTGTGGGACCAACTGGCGACACTGATCCAAGAAACACATGAATATCGCACCGTTATTGTTGATAGCGTAACAGCGCTAGAGCGGCTGTTCATTCAGCACGTTATAGACTCGGATCCGAAGGCCCCAAAAAGTATCAACCAAGCTATGGGCGGCTATGGCGCTGGATTGTCTGCGGTTGCCACATTACACCAGAGAGTCAGGAAAGCGTGCGGAGCGCTCAACGATAAAGGTATGGCAGTAGTGTTCGTGGCGCACGCTGACACTGAAACAATAGAGCTGCCCGACTCGGATCCATACAGCCGTTACAGTTTACGACTTGGTAAAAAAAGCGTAGCGCCTTATGTCGATGATAGTGACGTGGTGGGCTTCCTGAAACTGGAAACGTTTACCAAGGGGGATGGCGAACGCAAGAAAGCCATATCAACCGGGGGCAGAGTCTTAGTAACCTATGCCACGGCAGCTAATGTCAGTAAAAACCGTTATGGAATAACTAAGGATTTACCCGTAGAAATTAATAAAAACCCACTAATCAAATTTTTTAACCGAGGAGCTAAATAATGTCATTCTGGAACTTATCAGACAACACGCAAATAACGAACGAAGAAAAAGCTGGAACCTTTGATAGCAGTGGCGGAGATTTTGAACTTATTCCAGCTGGCACGCAATTGAAGGCCTGCATTGATGATGCGGCCTGGGAAGATTATGAAAGCGATTTCTTCATAAATCTAACGTGGTCAGTGCTTGAAGGCGAATTCGAAAATCGAAAAGTCTTTCAGAAAGTGCGCGTTCGTGATAACGACCCTAAAAAACGCGACAAAGCGCTCCGTATGCTTGCGGCCATTGACGCAAACGCTGGGGGAAAATTGATGGCATCCGGTGCAGAGCCGGACGATAACGCACTGCAGGCGGCACTGGTTAATAAGCCGATGATTATAAAAGTAGATATCTGGGAATATAACGACCGCAAGGGCAATTGGGTTCAAAAAGTTGCGCCGATAGCTTCCACGCTTGATCTTGACAAAGGGATGCCATTCTAATGACTTTATCCGCTGAACGTAAAGGGCGGGTTACAGGATCACAGGCGGGGGCCATACTCGGTCTCTGCCCCTGGAAAACCCGTGAGCAAGTAATAAGAGATTGGATCTATGGATCCAGCTTTGAAGGTAACGCTGCAACCGATTATGGCAAGTTCCACGAAGAACACGCCTTCGCGGATCTGCAATTGATGCAGCCCGACGCACGCCTTAGCAATGATGAATTTGTTATTGATCCACATCTTAAATGGCTTGGCTGCACCCCCGATGGCTATATCGATAGCAAGGACGCGGTCATTGAGATTAAATGCCCGTTTGGTTTGCGGGATGATGAAAACCCGCTGTTCAAAAGCATACACGACCAACCGCATTATTACGCTCAGGTTCAAATTGAAATGCTATGTACTGAGCGAAGCAAGTGCTATTTTTTTCAATGGAACAGGTTCGCATCACAGCTAGAGATTGTAGATTTTGACCCCGACTGGGGAAAAGAAAATCTTCCAAAGCTTTACGACTTCTTGAACGAAGTTGCAGAGCGACGATTAAATCTCAACGATGATGAATTGCTGGCAGCCGAATACAGGCGCTTAAAGCAAGCGCACGACGATGCAAAAGCGGCGCTTGAAGAGCATAAGGAAAAGCTGATCAAGATCGCCAATGGCGTAAAGCGTAGCTTCGGTGATGTGTCTGTTTATCCGGTCGAGCGTAAAGGCTCGGTTAGCTATTCGAAAATAGTTAAGGATCATTTGCCGGATCTTGATACCACGGCTTACATGGGCAAGCCTTCGACAAGCTGGGTGGTTAAGTGAATGGATATGGATAACTTAGATTTAGATGGTATGGATTCCTTAGCCATGCTAGAAGCTAAGCGAGAGGCGTTAATAGGTATTTTAAACTATTTAAAAGGCATTCCATTGGCTTCTCTATATGTGGCAGGTGAAATCTATGATTACGAAGAGTTAATTGAAGCTGCGGAGAATGAGTTTTATGAGTGATCAGCGAGAAATGAGAAAGCATTACAAATACTGTGTAGATTTGAAGGAAGAGCTTTTAAGGTCTTTGGATCAAATATTAGACGCTAGCAGGCCGGAATTAGCACCGGGCTATATGGTAATTAACGAAAAAATACGAGCGCTTGATAGCACTATCCGAGCGTTTGAGAAATCAACTATGAGAGTGGTGAAATAATTATGAGTGAACTTGAAGATATCTCATTCAGCTTAGACCTATGCGTGCTAGCAATCGAGAGTGCTAAAAATGACATTACCGATGCTAGCTACAAAGCTCGTAACGGTCGGTTTATTCAGGTTAATCCAGTGGCTGTAAAAAGCTTAGTTGAGGATGTAACTATTGGCCCGGTACTCATCAACACTAAAAACATCAAATATGTATGGGAAGGGGATCATGTACACCTTGGCGCGGATAATACGGGCTGCACGATTGAGATGGATTGCGGCGCAAAGTTTAGGTTAAGGGATGAAATTAATTATATCAATAATTTATTGATGGGACTCGATTAAGTGAATCATTGGGATAAAGCGGATTTCCGCCGGTCAAACATGCAAGCAAGCTACAGGCATATT